GAGAATAGCATCACATTGTGCAAGACACGGAATACCTTCGGAGTTTGCAAAGGCAATGGCTTTACATTGGAACAATAACAGTTTAGAAAAAAATGAAGTAATCGAAAAAGTTGAGTATGTTTACAATCGTGGTTACAGATATGGCTGTAAAGATTCTATAATGGCAGCACATTGTCAAACAAGATGTATTCACTTCAAACGCAAAGACTATCTTATAGATGTCAAGAACGCAGAAGAACTACAAGAGGACTTAAAATCAAGATTGACTACAGATTTTAGTGGTAGAACTATAGATATGGGTAAATCATTAGGATTAAATATTGATTGTCAAATATATCCTGGCGAACTCGTAACTATTTTTGGGCCCACTGGTTCAGGTAAAACAACATTTGCACATAATTTAGTGCTAGGTGTTGACTTTGCTAACGACCGTATAAATATGGCTAGTCAAATACCTTGTTTGTATTTATCTCTTGAGTTGTCAGCATGGTATATGCATAGGCGTAGCTTGCAAATTGTAAGTGGTTTAGATAAAGACCAAGTAACTAATAACTTTGAAGAGGTTTACGAACTTCACAAAGATAAAGTTGGTCACATAGTAATGCAAACGATAGCTCCTAATTTAGACCAGATTCAACAAAAAGTTAAAGAACTTTCACCAGCCGTTGTTGTTGTCGACTATATCGACTTAATAAATACTAATGGACGGCATTTGGGAGAGTATGAGCAGATTAAACAAGTCTCTCATTATTTATCTAACTTGGCAGTGAATATGGACATAATTATAATACAGATAAGTCAGGTGAGTAGAGATTATAGCCGAAACAAAGTTCTTGATTTGTACGCTGGTAAAGGTAGTGGTGCAATAGAGAACGCTAGTCGTAAAGTAATTGGCTTAAACGGACAAGCTAACAGTGATGAAAAAGAAGTTCATTTGTATAAAAATACAGATGGAGAACTATTTGACACTAAACTTGTTTGGCAGCCTTCATTTAGATTAAGGAGAAACGTATGAGAGATGGTGCATTAGTTATGATTTACAGAGATGATAAAGTAGTATACATAAGATTGTTTAAGATGCTACACTTTGCATTAATATATAAGAATGATGCAGAAGGGGTAGGTGGCAGAATAACAATAGGTATATTTAATCTAGAAACAACAATAGCATTGACTAAAAGGAGAGTAGAATATGTCATCGAGAGAATCAAAGACAAAGAAAGTATTAAGGCATCTGCTTAGTGGACTTAAATTGACTCCAAAGGAAGCTTATCAGAGCTACCATACGATGAGATTAGGTGCAATAATACATACATTGAGAAATGGATATAAAGGTAAGGTATATAATATCGAAAACTTAAATCCAAATGGTAAATATGCAGAATATCAAATCAAAAAAGACTAAACAAAAGAAGATAGATTGGGAGGGGCTTTACATGGTGAAGCTCCTTCCTATCCATAAAAATCATTCTAAAAAGATTTATCATAGAATGATGAAAAAATCGTCAACATTAAAATCATCATTAAAAAGGAGAAGCAAAGAATATGAAGTGGAATTTAAAATATCTCTTACAGAAATTAGAAGACTTCTTTATGAGTCTTATGGGGCCAAATGTTTATATTGTGATACTACTTTGGTTATCAGCAATATGGCTTGTGACCATATCATTCCTCTTAGCATGGGTGGGGGTTCAATTCTTACTAACCTTCACATAGTTTGCGGTAGATGCAATACTAGAAAAGGACCGTTAACAGACGAGGAATACAAAAAATTATTAAAAAGTCTTGCAAAATTATCAGAAGATACAGTAAAATACGTACTTAGGAAGTTAGCAAAATCAGAAGTTTTTTGAAATATTGGTGGTAGTATAAAAACTCTTGTAAGTACTCTGAT